ACGTACACGCACAAGACGTCGCTGAACAACGGGTCCGGGTCGGACCAGGCGCAGCCGATCTCGTTCACCCTGTTCTACTTCGACGGCCACGACTGCTGGCAGATCCCCGGATGCCAGCTGTCCGGGCTGAAGACCACGGTGAAGGTCGACGAGCTGTCGACGCTCGAGGCGTCGTGGATGGGGCTCGCCGCGACGAAGATGGGCGCCGCGCCGGTGAACACCCCGTCGACGTCGAAGCCGATCCCGGCGTGGTCGTCGGTGATCTCCCTCGGCGGTTCGGCGCTGTCGCAGTTCTCGTCCTTGGAGATCGACTACAAGCGGGACACGGCGATGGTGCCGACGATCAACGCGTCGCAGTCGCCGTTGGAGATCTTCTCTGGCGGTTTCTCGGTGACCGGGACGCTGCAGGCGGTCTACCAGGGCGGGTCGGACATCAACCTGACCGACTTCCTGGCGAACACGCAGCCGGTGCTGACGGTGAAGTGCACGCCGGTCGGCGACCCCACGCACTACCTGCTGCTGCAGCACTCGGTGGTCGCGTACGACTCGTCGGAACCGTCCGGGTCGAACAAGTGGATGGAGATCCAGTCGTCGATCAAGGCGTTGGCGAACGCGACGGACGCGCTGGACTCGAAGCAGTCGCCGTGCCAGGTGCAGCTGCTGTCGTCGGCGTCGACCGCCTACTGATCTACCCGCGCGTACCGCGAGAGTCGCGCCTCGCTGCTGCACGGGCCCGGCCGGGGTCGCTCCTGGCCGGGCCTGTGCTGCACCAACCATCGAAAACATCCAGGGGGATGCAATGTCCGAGGTCGTGAAGATTCCCGGTGGCGAAGCCACGCTGATCAACTCGCCGGGGGAGCTGTCGCCGCGCCGGCGCCGGCCGATCGAGATCCTGTCGTCGCGGATCGGGCGCAAGCTCGAGGCGATCCAGAACGCGTCGCGGCTGCTGTGCGAGGGCGACGTCGTGATCGACCAGTCCGACGAGACGCTCGAGGACGGGTCGCCGAAGTTCACCGGCGGCGACGTCGAGGTGTCCGAGCGGGAGCTCGGGCTGGTGATGCGGCTGAACGACACGATCGCGTTCTCGCTGCTGAAGTCGTGGACGATCCCGCACCGGTTCCCCGAGAGCGCGGACGAGTTCCTCGACTGCCCGCCGGACGTGTTCGACGCGCTGCGTGAGCACGCTGCCCGCATCAACGCGGAGCTGCAGTCGCGCGGTGACGGGTTCACCGTCGACTCGGTGGAGGACAAGGGTTCCCCTACTGGGGGCTGAGGCGCCTGCGGGACGCGCTTCGGCCAGGGGCCGGCCCGACGTGGCTGGACCCGCTGACGGCCGCGCAGGAGCGGGAGTACCGCTACCGGCGGCTGATCCCGATGAACCACGACGAGTACCTCGACGAGCCCGAGGACGTCATCGCGTGGACGCTGCACATCGCTGACCTGCGCGGCGACCACCCCTGGGAGAAGGAGCGGCGCCGTGGCCAGGATGCTGGGCCTGCGTGAGTTCGAGAATGCGCTGAAACGTGCCGAGGCCGGCGCGAATGAGGCGGCGCGCTCTGCGGTCGCTGCTGCGGCAGCGATCGCGGAGGCCGGCGCGAAGAAGAACTTCGAGGGCTCCCACAAGCGGGGGGAGCCGCACGTCGGCGGCGATAAGCCGAACGTCGTGTCGGGCGACCTGCGTCGCTCGATCCGCACGGACCCGATCCGCCGGTACTCCATCGGCGACTTCGGGACCGTCGTCGCTCCCCGCATGAAGTACGCGCGGCGGGTTGAGCTGGGTTGGCCGTCCGGTGACGGCACCCGTGGCCACCAGGCGACCCGGCCGTTCCCCTATTTCGCTGAACCGGCGCGGCGGGCTCGTGACGAGTTTCGCGCGCTCGCTGCTGAGCAGTGGCGCCGCTATCTGACCCGTTTGTGATCCGACGACCCGAGGGCGGTTGCTGCTGATGGACGCTCTGCTGCCTCCCCTGATCCTCGAGCTCCGCGCCAAGGCCGGCGAAGCCATGGCGAAGATGCGGGAGGTCGGCGACGAAGCGAAGAAGGTTGAAGGGGAAACCGAGCGCAGCTCGAGCCGGGCGTCGCGGTCGTACAACAAGATGGCCGGCATCGGGAAGGCGTCGCTGCTCGGGCTCGGCGGCGCGGCGGCGGTCGTCGGCGTCGAGTCGGTCCGGATGGCGTCGGAGTTCCAGAAGGACACGAACGTCCTGGTCACTGCTGCTGGCGAGTCGGCGTCCGGGCTGAAGGTCGTGCGGTCCGGCATCCAGGACATTGCGATGTCGACGGGCACGACCTGGCAGAACCTCACCGAGGGCATGTACCAGGTGGAGAAGGCCGGGTACCGGGGCGCGGACGGGTTGAAGGTGCTCCGCGCTGCCGCGCAGGGCGCAGCCGAAGAGGGCGCGTCGATGGCGTCGGTGACCAACGCGATGACGTCGGTGATGGCGTCGTATCACCTCAAGGCGTCGGACTCGGTGCGGGTGATGAACGCGCTGAAGACCGCTGCCGGTGAAGGCAAGATGACGATGGAGCAGTTCGCGTCGTCGCTGTCGACGGTGATCCCGGTGGCGTCGGCGAACAAGATTTCCTTCGCCGAGGTCGGCGGCGCGATCGCGACGCTGACGCAGCACGGCACCAGCGCGGCTGAGGCGACGCAGGAGCTGTCGAACACGATCCGGGCGATGTCGGCGCCGAACCACGTTGCGATCACGGCGATGAACCAGCTCGGGCTGTCCTCGACGGACCTGTCGAAGAACATGGGCAAGCGCGGGCTGACCGGGACGATCTCGATGGTCGTCGACGCGATCGGGAAGCACCTCGGGCCGTCCGGGCTGGTCGCGGTCGACGCGTTCCGCAAGTCGCAGTCGGCGTCGCAGGACCTGCAGATCGAGCTCGCGCACATGCCTCCGTCGCTGCGGGCGATGTCGAAGCAGCTGCTCGCCGGCGCGATCACGCACGGGCAGTACGCGAAGTCGCTGAAGTACGTGAACCTGCAGCAGTACCAGCTGGGGCACTCGTTCCTCGCGACAACGAACCAGGCGATGGGCTTCAACAGCCTGCTCAAGTCCGGGTCGCCGGCGGCGGCGACGTTCTCGTCCTACCTCAAGCAGATCATGGGCGGCGCGACGGGGATGAACACCGCGCTGATGCTGTCCGGCGAGAACATGGGGAAGTTCAAGGAGCGGGTCCACGCGGTCGCGAAGTCGTACAACCACGCCTCGAAGGAGGTGGAGGGCTGGAAGTCGACGCAGAATCTGTTCTCGATCCAGATGGCGCGGCTCAAGCAGACGTTCGACGTGTTCATGATCCGCATCGGGACGGTGCTGATCCCGCTGGTGCAGAAGACCATCGGGTTCTTCATGAAGCACACGGCGGTCGCGAAGGCGCTTGGTGTGGTCGTCGGCGGGTTCCTCGTCGCCGCGATCACGGCGTACATCGCGAAGCTCGCGACGGCTGCGGCTAAGTCGGTGGCGGACTTCGCCAAGATGATCGCGAAGGGCGCCGTGTGGGTCGCGGAGACGGCGGCGTCGATCGCGGAAACGTTGGCGCTGTGGGCCATGTACGCGGTGGAGTGGATCGCGCAGCAGTCGGCGGCGGTCGCGGAATCGCTCGCGCTGTGGACGATGTACGCCGGGGAGTGGATCGCGACGCAGGCGCGGCAGTTCGCGTCGTCGGTCGCGGCCGGCGCGGTGTGGCTCGGCGAGCACGCGGCGATGGCTGCGGGGTACATCGCGCAGAACGTGGCGATGGCCGCGTCGGCGACGGCGGCGTTCATCGCGGAGAACGCGGCGACGCTCGGGCTGGTCGTGGCGATCGCGGCGGTCGTCGCCGGCGTCGTGTGGCTGGCGACGCACTGGTCGGAGGCGTGGCACGCGATCAAGTCGGCGCTCAAGGCGGTGTGGGACTCCGTGCTGCACCCGGTGTTCGACGCGATCGGTTCGGTGTTCAAGGACACGATGACCGTCGTGACGGGGGGCCTGTCGGCGCTCGAGTCGGGGTGGGGGACGGTGTGGGGGTTCGTCGAGACGGTCTATCGCAACGTGATCTCGCCGGTGTTCTCCTTCATCGCGGGCGCGTTCTCGATGATCACCAGCGCGGCGTCGTCGGCGTACTCGTTCCTGGTGAACGACATCATCAATCCGATCGTGGGCGCGTTCAGCACTCTGTGGTCGGCGATCTCGCAGGTCGCGTCCGGGGTGGCGGGCATCTTCTCGCACTTCTGGGACGGGCTGCTGTCGGCCGGGGCGCACGTTTTCAACTGGGTTGCGACGGCGTGGAATGACACCCTCGGCGCGTTGCACTTCACGATCCCGTCGTGGGTGCCTGGCCTCGGCGGTGACGGGTTCGGGTTCCCGACGATCCCGCTGATCTCCGGGTACGCGTCGGGCGGCGCGGTCCGCGACGGCCTGTTCATGGTCGGCGAGCACGGGCCGGAGCTCGGGTACAAGTCGGGGTCGCAGATGCGGATCTTCTCCAACTCGGCGACGTCGGGGATGCTGTCGCACGGCGGCGGGTCCGGGTCGGGGTCGGGCGGCGTCGCGGCCGGCGAGGTCGTGGAGCTGCACGCGCACCTGTACATGGATGGGCAGCAGATCCAGGAGCACGTCGAGCGGACGACGCTGCAGGTCGGTGCGCGGCGCGGCGGCACCTATGTGCCGTACGTGCGCGGCGGCGGGAGCGGTGGCTGATGCCGGCGTATCCGACGCGGCTCGCGCAGGTCGGGCTCGTGAAGGAGGCCTCCTACGGGGCGGGCGGGACGCCGGGGATGCTGCTGCCGGTCACGCAGCTGCAGCCGGCCGACGTGGTGGGCCGGGTCGACGACGACTCGTGGCGGTCCGCGCCGGCGGTCGTGTTCGGGCATCAGGTGACGACGCTCGAGTCGACGGTGAAGCTGGGCGGCATCGTCATGCCCGATAGCGTCGGGTTCCTGCTCGCCGGGATCCTCGGCGATGTCGCGTTCGCGGCGGGGTCGCCGAATACGTGGACGATGGCGTTGCTCAACTCGGGGGCGCAGCAGCCGGCGTCGTATGCGGTGACGGTCGCGGACCCGATTGGGCAGCTCGCTTATGCCGGGTGCAAGGTGTCGGAGTTGACGCTCGCGTTCGACCCGGACCAGCTGCTGGCGTGGTCGGCGACGCTGGCCGGGCTCGCATCT